CCACTTGCCGTCTTTTCTGACATAATCGCAATTATCGGCCACATTGTGCAACAGCGTGCCTTCAGGCACTGTGGTGAGCGCGTCACGCTGGGCGGAAGTATGCACACGCAGTTTGTCGCCCTTCATCGCGGCCCCGATATACGTCTGCGTGATGACCACGCCAGCTGCGGCCGTGTTCGACACGCCAGCCGGAAGCAGCACTTGCGCCAAAGCCAAAGCGCCAGCCGGAACGTCTGGCGCGACCGGCGTCGCGGCGGCGGTGCCCTTCGCCACTCCGAAGAACTTGCCATCGGAGCTGTCGGACATCGGCGAGCGCGTCTCGTTCTGCTTCACATACACCACGTCGATACGCGAATTGGCCGACGGGGCCGCGGGCAACGGCACCTTCACATCGCCGTCGTTCTGAATAAGCAGAGCGCCGTAACGGTTCAGTACCGCGTTGAACGGATGCACGGTCACACTCATGGAATCGCCGCGGCCCGTCACGAGATTAGCCTGCGAACGGTCGAGGATGCCCGCGACGGGCAGCATCGTGGTCTTATCGCATACGAACAGTCCGCTCATGTCGCGTCGCGCATCCAAGAACGACGCCTTTCCTGACACTGCGAACAGGCTGTTTCTCAACGCCATTATCAATCTTTCCTTCCAACGCTTTCAAATGTTCCTCAAGCCGGTCGATACGGTCATGGGCGAGATGCGCCTCATGTATGGCCCACACGCCCAGCATCGGATAGTTGATGCCAACAGGCTCGTAGTCATCATTATACTCAACGAACTGCCCCAAGCCGTTGTCATCCAGCTCTTCCGCAATCATGCCGATGTGGATGGCCGCGCTATCGCCGTTCCGGTTCACATCGTCGATGAAACGGTAGAGTGTCCAATCCACGGAACGCATCTGCTCCAACGTGATGTCCGGCTTCATGAAATCCTGCTTCACCTTGCGGCTGGACTGCGACGTGCCCATCGTGCCGTCCGACAAAGCCCACACCGCACGCCACGGGCCGACCGTGAACAGATTGTTGTAGGCGTTCGTCGTATGCGTGCCGCCGCGGTCGGTGGACAACACTCCCCAATTCCAAGCATTGCACTTCGCGTCGATGGTCGCACGGTCATACGAGTTCCTGTTGATGGACGCGGCAACCGTCCGGTCGATGTTCGCGCTGATGTCCAGCACCTTCTGGATGGCCTGAGTCAACTGCGAGCCTGAAGGCTTCTCAAGCTCACGCAGACGACGGCCATACTCGTTCAACGTGGACACGAGCTTGTTGGTCGCCTGAGCGGGGTTCTTCACGTCGAGCACGCCGTCATCGTCGGCGACTGGCGTGGCATCGTCCGCCGACTCTCCCTGATGCACTACGATTTCCATTATTCCACCGTCACTTTCACACCGTCGAATACGTCACCCAACGTGAACGTAATCCAATTCGAACTCTCATCGGCCTTGATGCCGGTGATGCGGCGCGTATGCGCGCCGTCCACATAATACCAGTCGCCCTTCGTCGTGAACCTGATGTAGTCGCCGACCGTGTAGTTGGCGAGCGTCTGGTTCACTGAATGCAGGTATCCGCGGTGCACTTTCGCCTCCGTGGACGATACGGGTTGCCAGTAGACCGCGGCCGCTTCGTTCGCATACGCCTGAAGCGTGTTCCGCAGCTTCACGGTCGAATGGCTGGAGTCAACGCTCTCCCATATCGGCGCGCCCGCCTTGTCCAGAATGTTCGTATAGGCGGACACGACGAGCGTCTTATCGTCGGACTTGCCGGACGTGAACCATTGAAGCGAGGCGAGCTTGTCGCCGTCATCCGTCGCGGACAGGGAGGCGATGCCCGGTTGCATGGCGGACGCGCTGAAATAGTGTGTTTCGCCGCCAAGCAGCGGATGGCCGGTCTTCATATGCCACTCGTAGCCGAGGCCGTCGGCTGTGCGCGTGGGGAAGAATCCGATGTCGCATCCGTTCTGATAGTTCGTGATGTTCGTCAGCACCTCGCCCACATAGTTGAGGTCCACGGCCTGATAGTTCGCTTCGGACTTGCCGGTCTCCGCCGTCTCCAGCACGACGGGCACATGGCTGTGCGGCCAGCTCATCGCCTGTTCGACGAGATTGCGCGCGACCGTGTTCCACGTGACGTTCTTGTAATGCGTGTCGTACTGCGGGTCAGGCGAGCCGTCCGACTTGATGAGACTCTTGCCCATCGCCTTCGCCGGAAGAATCGTCCTGTGGTCGAAATACGTCCACATGCCCGAAGCGACCAAGGTTAGCACGCCCGAATCGGCGTCATAGTCGCGTCGCATGAGAACACCGCCGACCGTCAGCCCATCGTCTTCGGCGACCATGACGGTCTTGCCGATTGCCGCCGTGTTCCTCAAATCCAACAGTCGCGCGTCGTTCGCGATGTATTGGACGCGCGTATCTTCGGACGAAGCATAGATGGGCACTTTGACGGTTAGCGAATCCGTGTCGTTCAGCTTCATCTCCCACTCGGCCGACGTGTGTGGAAGCGGGATGATACGACGTCCGGTCAGCAGGTCTGCGAGATAGATTCTCACCTCCAAGCCTCCTTCCATTCGACCGTCATCGACGGCGTGCCCGACTGCACTCCCAACGGCGTGAACTGTATCGTCGCGTCGCCCGAAGGACGGAACCAGTTCCCCTCGGTGAGGAACATGCTCAAATCCGACTGATTCTGGAACAGCACACGCTCGTCGTCGAAATCGAACACCATCGTCTCGTCCGGGTTGATTTGACGGTGGAATTCGACCGCCTCGCCGGTTTCGACGCAGTGGATGCGCACGCCTTCCGACAATCCGCCCTTGATTTTCACGACAAGATGCGTCGGAGCGAAACCGCTTCCGGTGATGGTGACACGCCCGGACTCGCCGACCTCGCCTTCCGTCAGCGGGTCGGTCAGCGGGTCAGCGATGCCTTCGCCGTCTGTGGGCACGCCGACCGTCTGCGAGTGCAACGACCCATACAGGTAGGGGGATGGCGCGAGCAATCCAATCTGGAATCCGGCCTTCCCACGATATCGGTATTCGTCCACGGTCATCGACCTGAGTTCCGCATCGCACGACAACGCTTCGCCAGCGCCCTTCCGCACGGTGACTGGCACCAGACGTCCGGCCATGCCGCGAAGACGGCGCATCATCACGTCGGTGTCTTCGACCGTGCTGGTCGCATAGTATCCGTTGATGGTGATGGTGCGCCCATCATAATACGTCGTGCCGGGAATGGCGTTGCCGTCGGCTCTGGCCCAAGAATCCTGTTCGGTCTTGGCTGACGGCAAATCGTCGAAGCCGCTCATGGACACCAGCGTGAACTCGTGCCCGGCGTCGCCGTAAAGCGTGATGTCACCGACAGTGACGGTTATCGTGCTCAAGGTCTGACACTTCCAATCATCTCGTTGTTCAAAGCGTATCCGAATCGGCGGGCCACCAGTTCCACGTCGCTCAACGGGCTTGCCACCACATTGTCGATGTGAACGCCGCCGGTGGGCTGTGCCGCCGCCACCATACCAGTATAGTCGGCGAGACGCGGCTTCGACACCACGCCGAGGTCGGCCGTGTCAATCTGGTCGAAGTCCAGAGAGCCGAGCACGTCATCGACCTGACCGCGCACGAACGGGCCTTGAGCGCCGATGGCCTTGCCGAAGTCACGCATCAGATGCTCGCCGGACACGCTGGTGTAGCCGGAGCCGGAGAACGGGCCGACCTTAGCAGGAGAGAACGGGAAGAAGTCTCGAACCTTCTGCAACGCGCCCTTCACCGCGCTCTTCACGCTTTCGACCGCGTCAAGGATGCCCTGCTTGAAGCCGTTCATCAACGCCGCGCCAGAATTGACCAACCATGAGCCCGCACCGGCGAACATGCCGATGATTTGGCCCGGGATTCCTCTGATGAATCCGAGGATGCGGCCACCCAATCCGGCGAACGGTCGGGCGATGTTCCCGATAATCGCAGGAACGGTGCACGCAACAGCCATGAAGATGGACGGGAAGTTCGCGGCGATGCTGGTCACCACGCTGACGAAGGCTCCAATCAGCGTCGGCAGACCGTTGACGATGCCGGTAACCAATCCGCCGATGATTGCTGGCAGCTGGTTGATGATTGCGACGGCGATGCCCGGCAATGCCGCGGCAAGCGACGTTATCACGCTGGTAATGGCGGACATCAACGCGGGAATCAGCGTCGGCAACGCGGAGGCGATGCTCTGACCAATGGACGGGAGCGCGGCGACCACGGTCGCACCCAACGTCTGAAGGCCGGAAGCCAGCGACGCGCCGAATCCGCTGATGAATCCGGCGATGGCACCGCTGTTGTCGCTGATTGCGCTGAACGCGGCCTGAACGCCCGCGACCAACGCCTGACCGAGAGAGGTCATGAGCGACGGAATCTGACCGGCCAACGTCGCGAACAGCGTGCCGAACGCCTCCAGCATCGGCTGGCCGTAGGTGGAGATGAGTCCGGGCAGCTGCGCGAACATGTCGGAGAACGCCTGCGTGATTTGCGGCAGCAGCGTCATCAACGCGGGCGCGAGCGTCTGCCCCACGCTCATGAAAGCGTCGGCGATGCCCGGCAATGCGGCGGTGACGCTCGACACCATCTGCGGGAGGGCGGCGGCGAACGCGCTCGCCATTGCGGGCAGTTTCGTCTGGATGCCGGTGAGCGTGTTGTCGAGGCTCTTCTGCCATTCGTCGAACTTGCCTGCCATCTGGGACGGGTCGAGCTTGAACAGTGTCTGGAATCCGGTCGTCAAACCGGTGAATATCGCGCCGGTCACGCCCAACTGGGATGCGAAGCGGCCAATCTTGCCGATTGCCGCGCCGACCCCATTCGCGGCAGCGCCGAATCCCTTCAGCGCGCCGGAAGACACTTTCAGCGCGGCGGAGCCGATGGTGGCGAACGCTGCCTTTCCGGCGGACGCCAGCGGGCTGAACCGTCCGACGAGACGCGACACGGCTCCGCCGAACGTGGCGGACAGTCCGGTGCCGAACGTCTTCGCGGCGTTCGTCAGCGGCGTGAACGGATTCTGCCCTTTGAACGAGCCGAAGACCTTTTCGGGAAGACCTTGGAACGGAATCGACAACGTGGATGCGGCTTCGGCTCCGAACGATTTGAGCGCGCCCTTGACGGAAGATAGGCCACTGCCCACCGCCGAGCCAAGCTGGGACATGGCTCCGCTGATGCCGGTCACGTCCAGCATCTCAGCGAACACGGTCTTGAACTCGGACGCCTTGCTCTTCGCACTCGCGACCATGGAGAGCACGCCGGATTCGACGTCGGCGCGCAGGACCTCAATCTTCGTCTTGGCGTTCGATACGATTTCGGCGAGGAGGTCCTTGACCGGTGCCCACTGCTGCGCCGTGTTCGCGGCGTAGTTGGACAGTCCCGTCTTCAGGTTTCCGAACGTCTGCATGATGCTGTCCGAAGCGGACACTGCGGAGCCGACCAAGGGGAGGAACACGTTCGGAATCTTGAAGCCGGTGAGCTCCTTGAATTCGCGCCCCACCTGCACGAGCTTGTCGCGGTATACGTCGGCGTCCTGTCCGGCGGCGTCAAGCGAATGGTAGATGTCCGAATCAACGACGATGGTTCCCGCGGCGGCGCGGATGTCGCGGAACGCCTGAACGAGGGACGGTGCCTTCTTATGTGCTGCTGTATCCATCTCCTTGCCGAGCGCTTCGAACGCCTTGAGGAACGCCTCGGGAAGCGCGTCGGCGTCGGCACCCATCGCGTTCAGACCGCTTTGCAGGAGCTTCACATTGTCGGACACGTGTCCCACGCCGTTCAGCAGATTGGTCGCGGCCTTCTGGACGATATCGAAGCCAGCAGCGCCCTTCTCGCCGAAGCCGAACGCATACGTCCCCAAATCCTCGAAAGCGACGTTGAACTTGCCGAGCGCGTTCTGCACCCTCGTCGATTCCGCCAGCGTCTTGGACATCGTGTCGGCCATGGATGCGAGCTTGTCGATAACCGCGGCCGATGCGGACACGGCGGCTCCGAACACGTCGGTGAATTTGGAACCAAGGCCGATGAGCGACTTCTTCACGCCCACAAGCGCGCGGCCGACAAACGGGATGCGGGATGCGAACCGGTCGTTCGTGGCGACCATGAGAGAGAAGACCGTGGTGCCGATGACGCCCACCGTGTTCAGCATGTCGCCCAAGTCGGAGAGAAGATGCGCGTTCTGCGAGTTCAGGCTGATGAGATTCGTCAACGGGGCGAGGAACTGTTCGACCTGCTGCGCGTCGAACGTCTTGTTGACGGCCGGTGCCAGCTGGTCGATGAACGTTGCGGCCAATGTTGAGGCGGCGTTCGACAACGGCACGAACCCGGCGAGCATTTCGCCGAACGTGTCCACCATGCCCGAATCGGAGATGGCGGTCAACGCCTTGCCGACGTTCGCGGACAGTGCGGTCGCCGCTTCGGCGGACCTCACGCCGACCGTGTTCTTGATGCTGTTCCACGCGCGGTCCGCCGTGACGGGCATGGCGGCGAACTGCTTTTCGATGGCGTCGGCGTTCTCAAGCACGGTATCGTAGAGGGCTTGGCCGCTGATTGCGCCTTCCTTGCCAAGCTGCTTCAGGTCGCCTACGGACGCGTTGAGATGCTTGGCGAGCATTCGCGCGATTTGCGGCGAGTTCTCCATGATGGAATTCAACTCGTCGCCGTTGACGATGCCCTTGCCCAACGCCTGCGTAATCTGCCGCATGGCGCTGGACGCCTCCTGCGTTGACGCGCCGGTGCTAATCATGTTCATGTCGAGCAGTTTCGTAAACTTGGCCGCATCGCCGTAATTGGACACGACTTCAGGTGCGAGCGTGCGCAGACGCGCCGCGGACTGGATGAAATCGTCCGTGGTGACGCCGACCTTGTTCGCGTATTTCAGCGACGTCTCAAGCGAGCCCTCATAGTCTCCGGTGGCACCTGCCGCGTTCTTCAGCATGGCGGTGGTCTGACCCCACTGGTTGCCCATTTCGATGATGTTGGAGGTCACGCCTTTGACGGCCTTGCCGACCGATGCGACCGCGGCGATTGCGGCGGCGGCGTTCAGATACTTGCCGAGGTCGAGGTTCGCGAAGCTGTTTCCGAAGGCGTTGGCGGAACGGCGTCCGCCGGTGGTGAAGGAGGCGAACACGCCGTTGAGCGCGCCTTTCACTCCGCCTTGCAGGTTGAGGCTCTTGTTGAACGAGCCGGAGAAGAGTTTGGACATGCCCAAGCCGTGCGAGGTGAAGAGTCGGCTTGTGCCGGACGCCAGCTTGGGCTGGACGGCGGGGGTGAGCACCGCGCCCTTGCTTGCCTTGACAAGTGCGGACTGCAAGCCTTCCAACGACGGGAGTACTTGTATCCATGCGGTCGCGATGCTGCCCTTTGCCATCTGCTATTCCTTTCGGTGAAGACCCAACGCCTTGTTGATGTCTTCCGTGTTCATCGAATCGAGTTCGTAATCCTCCTTCTTGGTGTCCTTCTGGTTTTCCGGCAATACGCTTTTCGGCTTCTGTCCCCTGCCGGAGTAGGGGGCGAGCGTAGACTGTTGGATGATGTCGAGCAGCCGCGCTGTCGCCCCGAACGTGCCTATGAGCTTGGCCCTTTCTATGAGGGTGTACTGCCGCGGACTGCCGTATTGGCTTGCGAAATCAGCCAATATCTGACTGTCCCACTTGTCCGGGTTTATCGCATAGGTCAGTCTTTCGACTGAGAATCCAAAAGCGTCGGCAATTTTCCCGACAGGTATTCCCATGCGTCGAGCACGTCATCGTCGAACGCGGCCATGACCGCCTCGTACTTGTCTTCCTTCAGGACGCCGCGCATGAGCTTGTCCACGAGCCAGATTGCCTCCATGCTGTCTTCCACGCCTTCGGAGTGGATTGCCTGCTGGAATTTGCGGTTGCGGAGCAGTTTCGCGTAGGCGTCGGCCCAATCGTCGTTGAAGTCTTCGACGGTGATGGTGGGTTTGCGTTTTGCCATTGGTTTTCCTTTCGTATCGGGTTGTGTTCCTTTATAAGGATACCCCACGCCAAGGGCATAACACGATGGTATGTCTTGACGTGGGGTGAGTGTCCTGTCGCCACCTTACACACTGACGAGCGAGAGTGAATCGAATCCAACCAGTCGGTCATCCCAGCCAACAGCCGTATTCGATAGCGTAATCCGGCAATCAATTGGCACGTCCAAACTATCGAACATCTTACTGAACTGATGGTAACTGTTGTCTGCTTTAGCTTTAACACCAAACTCAACCAGTGTTTGCGGTTGAGGGGAGACAATCTCCACCGCAACAGTACTTTCGACCGATGAGTTGAAATTAATCACATACCCGCTGAGCCGCAATTTCTGGCCCGGTGGGATTGTGAATATATCAGAAGAACATGATGTGATACCAGAATTACCTCCGAGCCGTAATGCATTTGGTGAAGTTTGGGTAAAGACACCGCCGCCGAGACGAATTGCTTCAGGCGGCGTCCACTTCACCTGCCCTTCGTCGAAGTCGCCGTTGGGAACCAGATTGGTTGCAAACTCTCCGAAATCGTACGATGCTGGCGTGTTCAGTACGCTCTTATACCTAGTGGCGGACCACTTGTTGACGCCGCCGCTCGTCGTGGAGACCGTGGACTTCATGACCTGAATCTCGAACTTGGTGCCCTTCGGAAGGGTCAGATTTCCAGTCCATACGTCATTATCGTCCTTGACCATCTTCACGCCGTTGGTACGCTGCCACGGCTGTGACTGGCCCCAGTCTCCAAGCACTCACATCGAGCCGCCGTCAGCCACCGTACCGTCAGATACGGTGACTGTCAGCGTCAGATTTCGGAGAGCTTACGCTTTTGGGATGGTGATGTACTGGGTCTGGGCGGGCTGGGTGGCGGTCGGATACGCGTTGATGGTGAACTCGAAGTTCACGAGTGCTGTGTGCACGTGGCTGATGTCGCCGGTGATAAGGAACGTGGCGTCGGCCATCACGTTACGGCGCTTGCGGCCACCCTTCAGGATTTCGTCGATGACGATGACGTGATGTTCGAGGTCGCCTGCCTGCTCCTTGACGGTGATGGTGCCGTCCTTGCTCTCGGTGGCGTCAGTGACGGTCACGTTGGTGGAGCCGTAGGCGACCTTGAGCAGGTCTTCGTTCAGGGCTTCGATGCACGTGCCAGTCCACGTCTTAGAGAACGTCGGGTCGGCCTGTGCGACGGTATCGCCGCCCGCGGCCACGATGTCATCGCCTGCGGTGAGGGATGCCGGTTCGGTCAGACCGTCTTCGGACAGATAGCCAAGGCCGACGAATGCGGCGTCGAGTTCGGAGGTGGCGTCGGTGGGGATGGCGGTGCCAAGTGGGGCGACCCAGATATAGCCGGACTTGTTGGCACTCGCGCCCGGCTTCGAGAATGTCACGTTTGCGGAAGACTGCTTTGCGCCCATCTCATTTTCCTTTCGTTGTTAACGTTCTATCGGTGTGGAGGGCGGCATTGCAGCCGCCCTCATATGCGGGTGTGGTCACTCGGTGGCGTGGGTGATGGCGTAGAACTTGTCGGTTCCGCCGATGAAGCCCCAGCCGATTGCGACTTCGGTGCGGAGCATCACCTTGTTGACTGCGCCCAAGTCGCCTTCGGCGGAGTTGTCCGGGTTGCCGGAGTCGAACACTTCGATGCCGGACAGCGGGATTGCGCCCCAGACGAAACGGTTGGCGAAGTCGCCGATGACCGCATCGAGCACCTTCTTGGTCAGCTGGCCAGAGCCGGTGGCAGCCGCGGTGTCGGACACGGTGTTGGAGGCGGCGAGGGTGACGCCGCCGAGGTTGACCATGTTACCAATGAGCGGAACGTCGGCCGCATACTGGGTCGGCGTGCCAATGGTGGTGAGACCGTCGCCGATTGCGGCCAGATAGGAGGAGGTGGTGACGCCCTGCGCGGACGCGTCGCCCTGTGCTGCGACCTGACGGACGGCCTGCTTGAACGCGGTGGCGGCTTCGGCTCCGGTGCCCGGCGTGTAGCTGATGTCTCCGGCCTTGTCGAGCACGTAGCCGTTGGTGCGTGCGACGGTGGACGCGGCCTTGGTGGCCGGGTTGACGCCGAAGATTGGGGCGAAGTCGAGGGCGCGGCTGATTGCGCGGTTCACGTACGTGCGGTACTGGTCGAGGACTCCGGCCTGATACGGCTGTGCGAGGATGCTTTGGAGCATGGTCTGCGGGGAACCGGCTCGGAATGTGGCGTCGGTCGGATTATAGGCTCCGTCGACGCCGAACAGTTGGAGGAACTTCTTCGGGAAACGGTAGGAGATGTAGAAGGTGATGGGGTTGATGGTCACGACACCGTTGGTGGCGTCGTTGGAAGACTTCTTCTGTTCGGCTTCGGCTGCGCCGGTGGCTCCTTCGCCAAAGATGCCCATTTCGCCGGAGAAGTCGATGGTCTGCATCTGCGTTCCGATGAGGTCGATTGGAGTGCTGTTGGAAATCTTGGCGATGGCTCCGGCTGCGGGCTGGTCGGAAATCAGCTTGCGGTCAACGAAGCCGGGCTTCAGTTCGATTGTCGCTAGGGACATGACTGCCTTTCGTGGTTGAGGTGTATGGTGTCGGCCTTCTGCATTGCGGCCCCGACTCGGCCTCTACCACGATTGTTTCCGGCTGTGTGCGCCTCAACCCCACGGTCGCCCAGTGGGTATGCCCTGCATTGTTTAACGACTGTGCCGGGCGGTTCAAGTCGGTACGTTTTAGGGGAGACGGTCGGGTTTTGACACGTGAACGAAGCTTCGATTGCCTACCGACCATCTCCAAGAGATAGCATAACACCACGCTTGACTTTCGTCAAACGGGGTGCTGTGCAAACCAGAGTCACAAGAGAGGAGCTGCACATTGCTGCGCAACGATTCTTATTCTACCACCTTCTCGTCGCTGTTCGCGTTCGGCGTGTCGCGGGACTTGCTATGTGGTCTGACTTGGCTCGGTTGCACTGCATGTGCGCCGGGACAAGATTGTCCATCCTGTCGCTGCCGCCAGCGGCGCGCGGTATCACATGGTCTGCGGTGAACGCCAGCGGATGCGCCGTGTTGCGGCCCCAGTAGAACGGTTCGCCGCAATAATAGCAGGGCGCTCCGGTACGTTTGGTGCGCTCACGCAGGATGGCGCGGTTGCGGTGGTAGAGGCCGGTATCCTTGCCCATTATGCGATGACCTCCCTGACCTTGCGTTCCTTCGGACGGTTGACGCCACGATACCATGCGGCGATGCTGACGCCCTTCAGGCCCGCAGTGGTTTCAGTCTTGCGTATCGGCGCGAATTTCCACTGGTCGTCCGAGCCGGATTTGAGCTTCTGCGCGTTCTGCACTTCGGCGGTCAGCTGCGGATTGTTCGTATGCTTGAACCGTCCCTCGTTCAGCAGGTCGAGGAATCCCTGCTGCGAGGCGAGGAATTCCGTGCCGGTCAGCTGGACGACGTTCAGGCCGCGCGGAAGCATGTCCCTTATCGGATTGTTCAAGCCTCCGGCGTCCAGTATGAGCGTTGTCTTGCGGGGGCGCGTCTTCAGCTCGTCCACGACCCACTGCCATGATTCGGTGGTGGGGCGTTCGTCCACGATTTCTCCGATGATGTACGCCCACTTGTCGTAATGCTGCGAGCCGACCGTCACCTCTTCGGTGCTTGCGGCCACGGACAGGGCAAGCGTGCTGGTGGCCGGGTCGAAGGTGAGCGCGTAGACGAGCGTGTCGCGGTCATGCTGGAGGTCGGAGTAGGCGCTGTCCCACAAGTCCATCGGGATTGCCGGAGGGATGCTGTCGGCCCACCACAGGCCGAGGTCTTGGATACGGAAGTCTATAAGACCGTCCGCGCCGCCCTGCTTGGCTATCGCCACGTCGGTGAGGAACGCCTCGCGTGGAATGACGTCTGGATAGAGCGGGTTGGTGAGCGCCCACAACTGCTCGTCTTCGATGTCCGCCGTCTCGTCGTCGATGCCGTAGCGCACCGCATACGACATGTCGTCGTTTTCGGCGTTGTCGAGGAACACGTTGAACGTGTCTCCGATGGATGAGGGGAGGAACGGCGTGCCCGTGTAGATTATCATCGCCATGCGGCGCGTCTTCAGCGTCTTGGTAATCATCGCCTCGTATTCGGAGCGGAGTTCCTGCGCCTCGTCGAAGATGACCAAATCGAACGTGCCGCCCATTCCGGCGGAAGCGCTCTTGCGGGAGCGGAAGCGGACGAACGCGCCGTTCCGCAACTGTAGGCGCTCGCGGCCCATGGTGGTGCTGAAATGCGTGACTTCGGCCTTCAGCTCCGGGTTCGCGTCGATGGCGTCCTTCAAATCCTCCATGATTTTGTTGGCCGCAATCTGCTCGTGCGCGGTGACGAGCACGTTCAGACCGAGCACGAACAGGTAGTAGAGGATTGGGGCGGTGAGGATTTTGGTCTTGCCGTTCTGACGCGGCATGTTCAGCGCCACGCGCTTGTATTTCCAAGTGCCGTCCTTCTTGCGCTGGAAGGCGTTGTTGAGGAATTCGACCTGAAACGGGAGGATTGCGTTCCCGCGACCCCAGTTCACGTATTCCGCGGCCATGATTGCCACGTCGGATGTGGGGCGCACGTTCGCCCTCCAGTTTGGATTCTTTACCAGCATGTCACACCACCTGATATTTCTTGAGGATGTCTGCGTCAGCGCCCTTGCCATAGGCGTCGCCAATTGATGCGATGTCCTGCGCGGTCTGCGGGAACGTCAGCTCGTAGTCCAACGTGATGCCCAATGGTTCGAACACCGCGTCCAAATCCTGTTTGATGATGTAGATGCGGCTGACGAAGCTTTCACGGTTCGACACCAACGACTGTGTTGTCGCGCCGAGAGTGTCGAGAATCTGCGCGTCCTGCGGCGGGAGTCCGGTTTCCATCTGGAAGCTGAGCGCCGTGTTTTGCAGGAGCGTTTTGAGCTGTCCGTTATCCCACTGGCTGAGTCGTTTGACTTCCGGCCGGACGATGGTGTCGTGGTCGTCGTTGGCGTCGAATTTCGTCCAGTTGGCTGGATTCTTGTTCGGGTCGGCTTTGATTACCACGTCTGGGGAGGTGCCGACCACGACTGGTTCGGGCAGCATGAGGTGTTCGAGGTTTTGGGAGATAAGCCCTTCGATGACCATCGCCCGCTGCGCCAACAGCACGGCTTGGTCGGTGACGGGCGCGTGGCTGAGGGTGAGGCATCGGAGGTTTTCGTCGATTTCCTCGGCGTTCTCGTCATAGCAGCGTCCGTCCAAGCCGACCGCGGCGACCTTTTCCAACGGCAGGTCCGCGGAGGGGAGGTAGTCGGCGCTGAGCGGGTCTCCGTCCTGCATGAGGAAGTAGGAGTTTACTCCGCCGACCGCTTTGGCGAGGATGCGGGTGAAGCTGCGCTTGCCGACCGCGCTGAAGTTGGTGACGCGCACGCGCATGGCGTATGCGTTCTTGACGAGTTCTATCCATGGGAATGAGATTGTTTGTTCGTCAACGATGGTGAGTGTCATGAGCGTTTCGCTTCCTTCGCTATGAGTTTCTGAAGAGTGGTTTTCGGCGCTTTGGTGGCGGTCGTCCTGCTTTTGTGCGAGTCCACCTTCACCGCTTCGTCGAAGTTTTTGGTCATGGTCATGAGCAGGTTCATGAAGCTGACGTAGTTTCTTTGCGCGTTCGCGGCCATGCTCATGTAGTATTGGCGGTCATCGTCTTCCGTTTCCTCGGCCTTCCGCGTGTACTCTTCCATGTCGGAGTAGGCTTTGTCGATAAGCCCGTTGACCTGTTCCATGCGGCTTGAGAGGGCTTCCTCAGTCTTTCCGGCCATAAATCCTCCTTAGCTGTTCGGCCATCTGGCGGTGTTGCGCCCGATACCATCGTACCATTTCGGTTTCCGTGATGGTGCGGCGTGTGGGGCTTTCCGTGTACCGCGGGTCGGTGTTGCTGATTGTCGGCGTCATGTGAGGCTGTTCCTTACGTAGATTTTGCAGTCGCATCCGGCGTGTCTCGCCCAGACGCCGTAATGGTTCGCATCGTACGGGTGCCATATTCCGCACAGGTTGAGACACCATTGGCATGTCTCGCCTACCGCTTCGCGCACGACTTCGGTCGTCGAGTCGATGGCGAACAGATTGCTGGTCGCCTCCTGCATCGGCTGGACGGCCAGTTCGCGCTTGTATTTGGCGAGGAAGTCGCGCACCGTCTTGTCGGAACGCTGCTGGCTTAGGAGCCATCCGACCTTTTTGCCGAAGGATTCGGAGTCTAGCCGTTCCAGTCCCAGTCCTGCGGTTTTTTCGGCGACCTGCTTCCAGATGTCTCCCAAGACCTTTCCGGCCATACGCTTGTCTCCGCTGCTTGCGGCGGCTTGGGCCTGACGCACCTGCTCGTCGGTGATGATATCCTTCGCTGCCGGTGAAAGTATCTCCATGAGGTCTTCGACGGACTCCTGTGTGCTCTTCAACTCAGATACTCCAGCTGGTAGTCGTAGACGGTGGAAGCGCGCCCGTCCTTGGTCGGCTGAGTGTCGGTGGTGTTGAGCAGCGGGGTGCCCATGATGTCCCAGAGGCTCTGATTGTACCAGTCGGTGAGCGCGTCGCCGATTTCGGCGCTGAGCGTGTTGTCGGTTCCGCCTGAGAGTTCGCGTGTCACCACGGTGATGGCGATGTCCAAGTGTCGGATGTATGGGGTGATGTCGGACGCGTTCTGGCGTGTGACGATGATGAGCGGATACTGACTGGCGGACTTCACGGCCGGATACTTGTCGTATACGCGCATGTCGAGCCGTTGCGCCAGTCCGTTGATGATGTCGTTGACGATTTCGTTGTCTTTGCTCACAATCCGAGTCCTTTCAGCGTGTCGCCGGAGTGTGGCGTCACATGGTATTTGATTTCCGTTCCGGCTCGACGCGTTCCGTTGAATGTGCTGAGCGTGCGGTATGTGGTCATGGTCGGCGGCTTGCCCCTGTATGAGTCCATCCGCAGCTGTGGCATGATTCGCGATGCGACGCGGCGGGACTCCTGCTGGAATCCCGCCGACTGCATGACGAGGTTGGTGGCCGCGTTCGGTGCGGCGACCATGATTTTCGCGCCTTTGAGTCTTGCCATCAGTATTGCACCTGCTTCGCGTTGAAGCTCCATTTGAACGGGTTGAACATGACCCTGTTCTCCGGGTCTATCGGCGGTTTGATGGAGGTGACGTGGTAGAGGTTTCCGTGGTATTCGAGTTCGCCGCCGACGATTTCGGGCGGCGTGTCTGGCGCGGCCACGTGGATGGTGAGCGAGTCCACTTCGGTCATGTTGTCGAATTCGCTGGTGTTCTCGCTCGTGGTGTTCGCGGTCACGATGCCTTTGACGCTGTGCTGGCCGTCGCCGGTGGTGACTGTGATTTCGTGTGTTTTGAGTCCGTAGTGCATCAGATTTGGAACCTCGCTATGGTGGGGCGTCCGATGCCCAGCTGTTTGAGCTGGTTGCTGGTGAAGAACACGTCATCCGTGTTGCCTCGCCATTCGCCGGTGAAACTGTAGCCGCCCGCGGTCTGGGTGAATGTTTTGAACGCGCTCAGGTCGGTGTCACTGTCGGACATGGACTCTTTGCGGCTTACGTCCTGCGAGACGCTGACGCCGATGATGTCGGCGACCATTTGGCGGACGAGCGGGTCTTCCTCGACCAGCTTGTCCAAATCGTCGCCTTGGTTGCGGTACATCATGCGTAGCACGTTGGACGCTGCTCCGCGCTTGCGTTCCTCGTAGTCCACGAGGTCTACTGGCACTTTGTGGCGTAGGTACGCTTCGGTGTCTTCGACGGTGGCGAGCGGCTTCAGTTCGTCGGTCAATTCTTTTCCTTCCAGTCGTGCATCGCGAGTCCCAGCTGCAAAAGATGCTCGGCAAAACGCTTTACCAGCCTGTCCTTCTCGTTTTCATCCAATTCCGTTGGTGATGTTACCACCATGTCATCGTCGATGATTGAGAGGGTTGCCGGGACGCTTTCGTCGCGCATCGTCATGCTCAGGATTCGGATGTCACGCATGGGCGGCTCCCATCCAGTCGGGCGCCTTGGACGCCGGTTCGACGGTCACCGGGGTGACGCGCGTGCGGCTGTTGATGCTCGCTGCGAGCTGCTTCTCGAACTCGTCGAGACGCGTCTCGTCTTCCGGCAGGAGTTCCGCGCTCAACCCGTACTGTTCGGCGATGGCGTTGCGCTTCGCTTGCAGCAGTCCGATGCCGATGCCCTTCTCGCGTGCCTCTTTGACGCGCGCCTCGGTTTCCTCCGCTAGCTTTCGGGCGTCTTCGGCTGCTTTCTGGGCTGCTTCGAGCTTTTCGCGTTCCTTGGCGAGCTTTCGGCTGATGATGGCGTCGAGCTGGGCTTGGGTGATTGTCGGCTCCTGCTGTGCCGCGGCCTCTGAGCCTCCATTCTGGCTTTCAGAGCCTCCCATTCCGGTACCGGTCGCATTCGGGTCTGTTCCTTCCACTAGTCGGATGTGGTTGAATCGTGTACGAAAATTCATATCAGCCTTTCCAGTCTGAGCCGCATCGCGAGTTCCACGATGTCCGTAGCAGCATTATACGCCCTGCGCAGGTCCATCCGCGCCTTCAGCGTCTTCGGGTTGTCGAAATCGTCGGGCAGAGCCTTGAGCTGCCGTCCGAGTTCGCCTTGGATTGAGCGGGCTTGGTTTTCAATCGTTTGGATTGGTGCAGTCAAGCGCCATCTCCTTCTTGTAGGTCGCCACGAGGCAGTCGTGTTCGAAACCGCCTTCGTCCACGGTCTGAATCGTCGTGTAGTGCACCGGGGTGTTCGCGTATTCGGCGTACCACGCCCATGCGAACATGATGGTCAGCATGACTGCGATGGCTCCGTATGCGATGGTGTTGAATGGTTCGCGCATCCATGCTCCTTTCCTAGGGTTCGTCCGATGATTGCGCATGCCAGTATGACACTGCGCGTGGTTCTTATTCTAGTCCGATGGCCGAACATGACGCGGCCGTCATCGGTGATGGTGATGGCGGCGAGCGCGCGCCCGCACCGCGGGCATTCGTAGACGCATGACAGCCAGCGGCCGGTGGGGCGGATTACCACGTCCGCCCCATGCCGCGCGCCGGTGTCGCACAGGCGTCCTATCGGATTCGTCACGCCGTTTCACTCACGCTTTTCCAGATGCGTTCGATTTCCGTGTCTCCGAGTCCGCTGATGTGACCGCGGAGCACGAGTTCGTCGTGGATGCTGGCCTCGTTGTCCTCATGGTTGTGGAGGCGTCCCCACGCCCAACGGTAGAGCGTGTCGTTGCGGCGTCCTTCGGGTACCGGCGTGAGGTCGGGCCGTCCGTTGCGCGGCGCGCTCTCCTTGGCCGTGGTCGCCGTCGCCTTCGGCATTGGTTCGACGCCGTATCCGTGGTTGACGAGCCATTCGAGCAGTTCGACCGGGGCCTCCTGCACTTCGGTCTCGTCGCCGACCAGACGGTAGAAGCCGACGCCTTCGATGTTGGAGCCCGCTCCGAGCACGTAGCCGCGTCCGTCCACCTTCACGTCGACTGGGATGCCGTCGGCGTGGTTGGCGTTCTTGAGCTTGCCGGTCCAGCCTTCGGGGAGCCTGTAGTAGGCGTGGATGCCGCCGTGCGTCGGCGTATGCACCATGAGGGTCGGGGCGAGCATGGGGCGGAGGACGTTGTATCCGTGACGGCTGTGCTCGTCCTTCGGCGCGTCCATGTCGATGATGATGTTGCCTGGTTGCGGGATGACGGCGTACACGTCGCCTTGGCCGATTTCCACCGTATCCTCCTGCACGCCGTTCTTCCAGTTGCGGACGGCCTTCGGATTGTCCGGGTCGGTCGGCTCCTTGTGGAGCTTGAAGCCTTCGGGGGCCTTGACGTTGACGATTTCGCCGTCTTCGGTGAGACGGCGCTCCATGTCGGTCTGGATTTCCGGCACCGGCAGGTCTTCGAGCAGGGGGAGACGGCTTTCCTCAATCTCCTTCTCGTAGCGTTCGCGGTAGGGCGCGAAACGGTCTTCGTCGATGACCACGCGCACGGAGCAGACCTTGCCGTCGATGCGCTTGCTGCGCAGTCCGACGCCGAGCATCTTGTACGTGTCGCCGCTCGTGTGGCCGAGGTACGGGCAGAGTCGGGTGTCGGCGAATCCGTTCTCGCAGATTTCGTTGACAATCCACATGGCGCGCTCGTCCAGCTCCTGCTCGCTGTCGTTGAAGCTGATGTCGCGGTGGATGTCATCGTCCAGCGGCTTGTCGGACCAGAGCATTGCGCTCGCGAGCATGAACGGAGTCATGCCGTACTCGTCGATGAAGTCAGCCAACGGCTGCATCTGCTGTGGGGTCTTGCGTCCTGCGAACATGACGGGTACGAGGCGGCGCATGTTGGCGTCGCCGTTGCTGGTCGCGAGCGGATGGTTGCTTGCGATGACGAGCGTGGCCTGCGAGCGCACGTTGACGCTGTTGCGGCCGACGCTTCGGGCATGGATGGTGTCGCCGGTGGCGATGCGTTTGATGATGCCCATGTCCTTGTCGGTGAGCATGTCGCCTTCCTCGTCGTACACCCAATAGCGGCCGTCGAGCTTCAGTGCCTCGTTGCCGCTTTCGAACACGCTGGTCGAGTTGAGGGCTTTGACGCTGATGCCGCTGGCCTTGTCCGGGTAGGCGTCGCCCAAGCGTCCGAGGAGGAAGCTCTTGCCGTCGCCGCCGTGCCCATAGAACACGTAGAAGAGATGCTTGTACGGTTCGAGGAAGGGGGTTGCGAACATGCGGAGGAGGTTTTCGCGGCTCTCATCGTCGGCGGCGAGCTGGGCGATGAACTTGTTGGCCTGTTCGACGATTTTCTTGGTCTTCTTGGAGTCATACAGCCATAGGCTGTCATCCACGTACAGGTACGCGCCGTTGTCATCGGCTTTTTCGACCATGACGCTGTGCTTGCCTTGCGGATGGAAGGCTGTGTCGCCGAACCGCATTCCGCGGACAAGGCGTGGGAGTTTGAGCATTTCCGCCCGGAACATTGGTTCGAGGTTGCGGACGGCGCGGCTGCCGGTGGGGAAGCTGAACTCCTCGGACAGGCTGCTGATTGGGTGCCACGTGTTCGGCATGTCTCCGCCGAGCCAGTTGGTATCGCGGGCATACATCGTGTCGCCTGCTTCGTCGAGGCGCAGGTCGCCGTTTCTGAGCGACCAGAACGCGTCGTAGTATGCGTCGTCCCAGCGCGGCTTGCCGGTTTTGTCCGTGACGGGCATGGCTACGGTTTGGAGCCGCGCGTCGGTGAACGTGTATGGGCTGGTCGGGTTGGCCACGGTGAGGCCGTTGACCTCACGGGCGAGGCCGTTGGGGATGTTCCTGTACGGCTTGATGTCGAGGGCTGGCGGGTCCTGCGGTTTGCGGAAAGTGTGACACATGGTCGTCTCCTTCGTGGTATAGTTGTTTTTGTTGGTAATCCAACCCTAGCACACTCGCCAAGAGTTCGCAACTACGGTGTTTCGGAAATCATCTGGTTTCCACGTCTCCTGTGGGCCGTAGGAAGCGTAGGCGAGTGTTCTAGGGTTTTTTTTTGCCCTTTTTATGTGACACGATTTGACAACCATGGGCCGAGTGGTGTATACGCGCGCGCGCGCGCCTCACGCGCTTTATATAGATAGAGAACACCAACACCTATATATACCTTATTACTTACACCTACACACTACACTTATTGGGCTTTGAGAGGGGTCAGCCTCATGCGCACGCGTGATACACCTCGACACGCCAGAAGTCAAGGACTTGATGTGACTATCGGCCTCGAATTTATCGAATTCGACTGTGATTTTCGTCACATTTTCACATCCGCTCGCAGCTCATTCACAATTCCATTACATAATTTATTGCCCCTAACTTGAGTTATCCACAGGCTGAGCGTTGGAAATCCGCCAAAATGAAGACGCCTTCACATAATTTGGCCGCGAGACGCAATTCACAACCTGCCAGCCCCTCCAACATGGTCGCGATTCCTCGAAACCGTTGGAACGACGCCGAAAACAGCGGCCTTCACAAATGGCCGCAGACCGCGGCGAACCGCCGACCACACATGGTCGCCATCCGCCGATTCGCGGAGTCGCGCGACCTTTGGCAGGTGGTGTCATGCAAAGGCTTTCCATTGGAGGTGTCACGCATGGTCCTTCGATTGGCGCGCGGGAGGCCGCTTCCACGGACATGACCGCAGCTGCCGGAGGCGTGGACTCGAATAAAGGCGTCTCTGAGAGCCTTTCGGCGCTGGCAGGTAAAAAGTATTAGGGTTCGGCGTGAAAGCCTGTCTAAGGCCGCAAAGAATGGCTCTTGGATGGCCTCATGCCCCATTCGCCCTCGTCGGCGCAATTGGCAAGGCGTGCGGTGAGGCCTCGCGCGTGTTGTTTCCGGGCACCCCCCCCTGCGTGGTGGTGGCTCTCCCCGTCTCTTTTTGAGAACCGTTCTCGTTTTGTCCATGTGTTAACGGTGTTCATGGGTTAACGGCGTTCATGCATCAACGGCGTTCATATATTAACGAGGTTCACGCATTAACTGGGTTCATGTATCAACCTTGTTCACGTATTAACTGGGTTCATATGTCAACGGCGTTCATATGTCAACGGCGTTCATGCATTAACTGGGTTCATATGTCAACGGCGTTAACTCATTAACTGGGTTCATGTATTGACGGCGTTCATGTATTAACCGTGTTCACGTTCGCTTCTGTTATTGAGAACCGTTCTCACGACACGCCGACTTGACACCTGATAACAAGTCGGGTATATTGAAAGTATCAACCAAGGAGGCACGAAATGCACAAGGCACTGAACGGCAAGGGATACGTCAAGGACGGCGAGGGGGTGTTCGTCACCACGTCGGGCGAGGTCTACGCCTACCGCGACGGCGAGCTGACTCCATCGACGACAACCGAAGACCCGAAGACGTACGCGGTCTTGGCGCGCGGCATGTTCGCCGCCGCCTGACACGACACGCCGACTTGACGCCCAGCGCCAAGTATGGTATATTAAAAACATCAACCAAGGAGGAACAGATGAACGAGACACTGAGCGGCAAGGGCTACATCCAAGGCGACGATGGCGTGATCACCACGTCGGACGGCAAGGTGTACGGCTACCATGACGGCAAGCTGACACTTGCGGGTAGCTGGGGTGTTCCGGCCTGAACGCGACGCGCCGCACTTGACAACCGACACCAAGTGCGGTATATTAAAACTATCAACCAAAGGAGTGATTAAAATGGGTGACTATCTTGGAATGTTCGAGCTTCAGGCGCTGTACGACGCACGCCAGTCGTTCTACGGCAAGGCGTTCGTCGAACGCTGGGACACCGAACACGGCACGCAATACGTGCTCAGGTCATACGACACGGTGGTGGCAAAGGTCACGCCGACATACGCAGACGGCGAGACCGAAACGTACGACATAGAAATAGGTATGCAGTACCTGAGCGCCACCACGTTGCGCCACGTCAAGGAATTCCTCGCACAGACGGACGAAGCCTTCAAGGGTATCACGCTGGCGTGGTTGCGCAAGGCCATCAAGGACGGCCGTCCTATCGCGGGCGTCGAGTCCTCGTATAGCAAGACGTATACCGTCAAGGCAATGTGAGCGCGACACGCCGACATTGACAACCGTATACCACATGGTATACTGAAACTATAGAAACCAAGGAGTGATTGAAATGCGTAAAGAAACATTCATCGACAACATGACCGCACGCGGGTACAAACTGCGGACCGTCCGCAACGGCAACGTGATTGCGAGAAAAGGCGACATCACCGTCCGGTGGGTCACGCTCGCAAACTATGGCGTCTACATCAACACGCCAACCGTAACGGCGCTCACAGGCGAGAACGCGACGGACGAAGAGACAATGCGCATAATCGACGGTCTGACCGCATGACCGTCCAGCCCTAGCGGCACACGTGCGGGTTCGAGTCCCGCAAGGGCACTAAGAAACATAAGCCATCTGTTATTAAGGAGTGGTTGAAATGGCTGACAGAATAGCAATCCTAGGCGGCGAGCCGTACGCGGAATGGATTAAGCGCGACGGCCCGGCACAGCGCATGTACAAGGCGTACAGCGCCAAGTGGCCGGACGGCAACACAGCGTGCTTCGTGGCCGGAGATGACTTTTACGTCCGCCTCAACGACGGGAGGATGCGGTACGTG